TTTAAACCAGATGATGATGGTGGGGTATAATGACAACTCGCGCTAGATACTCAATACATGGCATACCTAATGACATTGTTACAAATGATTTTATTGATAAGCGAAGAATAAAGGTTGAAAATGCTGATCCAGCGTATGCACTCGGTCAACAATTCAGGATAAGTTATCCGGTAGAAGTAAGCAACGGCAACACAGTTTTTTTAAGAGTGATCAGCCCGGTTGATTTTGAGCTTGTCGCTCAGAATCTTGAAACACATCAAAGCGGTATTACTTTTGAAGCTTATAGAGATATACAGGGCACACCTTCGGGCACTTTTGATGCTGTTGTGCCGATATTCAAAAACAATTTTCAATCAACTGCCAGTGCTTACATTGGGCAGGTTACAATAGACACAGGAGGCGCGTTTACTCCAAATGCTGGACAAACACCCGTTGAAACTATTCAAGTTTTATCAGCGCAGTCAACAGCGCAAAAATCAAGCGTGACCATAAGCGCAATGGGTAAAAGAGGATTGGCGGCTGGCACTTATTATTTGTCATTTTCAAAGCTGGGCGGATCAGGTACGGCGCTCGGTGTTTATTCATTAATTTTTAACGAGAACCCATAAAATGGCACTAATAATTGAAGATGGCACAATAGTCACAGGCGCTAACAGTTTTGTTACTGATGCTGAATTACAAACATACGCAACCGCTAGGGGATTTGTTTTACCCGCGACAGAAGCCGAGCGCGATTCATTGCTAATTCTTGCAGTAGATTATTTATTCAGCAAAGAACAAAACATGAAAGGCGAGCGAATTAATGCCACTCAAGATTTAATGTATCCAAGAAAAGGTGTTTGTGAATACAATTTCAAAGTTGCAAAAGACGCGATCCCAAGCAATCTAAAAAAAGCGCAAATGGAATTAGCGGTTCAGTCAAATAAATCAGCGTTGCTTGTAACTGGCACAACTCAAAACCTGGCATCATTCAGCGTTGATGGTGTTTACTCAGAATCATATCATGGCGGTGGAAGTTGGGAGCAGGTCAGAACAGATAGGGCTGATGCTTATCTTGATCCACTTCTAGTTAATAACGGATCAGACAATATTATGGTTCGCGTGTAATGAGCGCTGAAAATATACAGGCAAAAATAAAAAGTGGGTTAGCCAAAGCGATCAATAAAACTGGATCTGCTACAAGTGAGCCTGTTTATTTAGTCGTAAAAACTAACACAGGCACACCACTTGCTCCAGCGGTTACAGAATCAACAACGTTGTTAGTTGATGCCATATTCAAATCATATGACAAATTTTTAACTGATATAAATATTCAAGCGGGTGACAGACAGCTTGTGAGCAATTCTGATGTTGCGGTATCTCAAAATGATATAATCAGACAGGGCGCAACTGATTACGTGGTGGTGGCTGTTGACGTTCGCGCACCAGCATCAGAGCCGCTTGTTTATATCTCACAATGCAGGCAGCAATAAAATGCCGTTAATAGGTCGTGAAAATGTACAGCAAGCAATGGATCAAGCTAAGGCCAATGCTAACAAAGATATCAGGGGCGTTTATTTTAGTGGTTTAACTGCACTGATAAAACAAACACCAGTTGATGAGGGTCGAGCTAGGAACAATTGGTTTTTATCGATATCATCACCATCAGGGGAGGTAACATCATCAAAATCAGATAGCGGGTTAAGCTCATTTACACAGCTCGGCAATATGCCGCTAAATATCTTAAATAAAAAAATACTTTTTACTAACAACCTACCATACATAGAAACGCTTGAGTATGGCGGCTACCCTAACCCAAGCAAAGGAACTAAAACGGCTGGCGGATTTAGCAAGCAAGCGCCAAGCGGGTGGGCTAGAAAGGCACTAAAAGCCATGGCTAAAAAAATAAGGTCACTATGAGTTACTATAACACAAGACAAGCATTGATCCAGCGGTTGATAAATACATCAATAACTGGAATAACTGCGGCTGACATTAGCTATGAAAACAGCGACTTTGATCCGAAAGGAAAAAGCAAGTTTGTTGCTGGCTATTTTATACCAGCAACATCTGAAATAATGGGTAAAACTTCAGCGTCAAGTAATGACCAGCGCGGAATATTTCAGGTTAGCGTATTTGTAAAACTAAACAGCGACGATTACGACAATACTCAATTACAGATTATTGACAGTATCACCACTGGCTTTGTTTACAACACAGTAACGGTGTATAATGGGCAGAAGGTGCAAATTTTAGAATCAACGGTTAATTCAGGCTCAGAAAATGAGGCATGGTTTAAACGGGATATTTCAATTAATTATTTAACATTCAGTAATAGAGGGTAAGAAAAATGGCTAACGAAATTAATGGTACAAATACAGTAATTGAAAACGGCACTGGGGCTATTGTTGGTCAAATGGAGACGACACTCACATACAACGGATCACCGATTGATATAAGTAATAAATCGGCAGGCGATCACGTTTCGCTTTTAAACGGTGAATTATCAGGTAAGCAAGTTCAGTTTTCAGGAACGCTTATTTATAATAACGACACTCAATTCAGAAAGGTTCGCGCCGATTCTCTAGTTGGTACACAAGACACTTACACGATCACATATGTTGGGTCTGGAGCAACTACTGATGAATCTTTTAGCGCAACAATGGTTCCTAATGGCTTGAGTGATGCGATCCCGTATGGTGATAAAGTATCAAGCACTATTACATTTTTATCATCTGGTGTAGTAACACACGTTCCAGCGGCATAAAAATGATAAAGCTATGCTATAAAGAATACCCTTTCAAAATGAGCCTTAAAGCCTGCAAGGTCTTTTTTGACCAAACAGGCTTGGACTTGCAGACGGTATTTATGAAATACATCGCGGCATGTTCAAAGACAATGGAAATGTCTTTGATGGATAGGCTCGTTTATTTCAGTGAGATATATACAAGGGATGTAGCTTGCAAGGCATTACACTCAATTATTTCACAAGAGAATAAAAATATTCCACTTGCTGAAATTGAAGATGCAACATTCAGAGTTAGCTGGATGGCTACAGATAATGATGACGGGTTGAGTGAGCCTTGGCCGCTAGTTATGTTAGACGCTGCTTTGCAAATAAACGATTACTTCAGCAAGGAGATAGAAGTAAAAAAGACGGATACCTCGGACGATACGCAACAGAAAATGAATTAAATAAGTTTAATTACTGGGCGTGGTGGAAGTATTGCACCAGTGAATTAAACATACCTCCGTCTGAGGTTTGGGGTTTGGATTTTGTAGAAATAAAAAACCTTGTTGATGCAAAAAATACTAACGCTGATTTATCATTAATGCTCAATTATGAGCGTGTCAAAAACGGGGCTTCAAGGCAATGGCTAGCGAAAAACTAATAGTAGAGCTTGACGCTAAAACATCAAAGCTTGACTCCAAGCTGCAAGGCACAGAGAACAGAATGGATCGTTTAGATAAATCAACTAAACGAGTCGATAATTCTTTATCTAAAATAGGCAAAGCCGCTGTCGCATCCGCTGCAATAGCTGGCGCTGCAATAGCGTCACTTTCAATAGCATCGGCACGATGGGCCAGAGAGTTAGAGATTGCATCAACAAGAGCGGGTGAGACAGTGGAAAGGATGCAGGCTCTTGCGTTTGCTTCCAATACCGTCGGCATATCAATAGAAAAGCTTGGAGACATATCCAAAGACACTAATGAAAAGATTGGTGAATTTATGTCTACTGGTGGTGGCGGCTTTGTAGATTTTATTGATGTGATGCGAATAGGAAAAGCAGAAGCAAGAGAGCTTGCGGCAGAGTTTCAAACCATGAGTGGCCCAGCCGTTCTACAAGAAATGGTTAGGCAAATGGAAGCCGCTGGTATTTCATCAAATCAAATGAGCTTTGCTCTTGAGGGTGTTGCAAGTGACGCAACAGATTTGATCCCACTCTTAAAAGATAACGCGCAAGGCTTAAATAATTTAACTGAGGAATTTGTTGCACTTGGCGCAGTCTTGACTCAGGAAGAAATTGACAAGATTAAAAAAGTTGGCGAGGAGTTTAACAAGCTAGGCCAAACATTCTCAGCAGAGGGTCGGCAATTAGTCGCTGAATACTCAGAGGAAATAATTGCACTGATAGAATGGTTGTCGGCAGCAGGTACAACCTTTATAAACTTTGCTGATGTTGTTTCAGTAGGCTTTGGTAACATAATCGAAATAGGCAAAGCTGCTTTTGCAGATTTAACCGAGGGCAGTGACACTTTTGCTGAAACTGTAGAGGAGCGCATGGCGCTTGCCGCTGAAAAGGTTGAAAAGCTTTTAGGTAAGTCAAATAAAGCACTCGAAATACATATAACAAAAGGCACTAAGGCGGCGAAAGGCGAAGTGAAGCAAGATAGTCTTACTTATGATCAAAAACTAACTAACCTCCAAGGCTATGTCAAATCTGCTCAAATACTTAACTCTGCATTATTTGGTGACAACAAACTTGTTGCTGCTGGATTAATAGTTGCCGATACGGCAACAGCTATAATGAAAAGCCTTTCAATAAACCCGTTTGATTATGGCAATGTCGCGGTGCTTGCTGCAACTGGTTTGGTTCAATTATCTAATGCATTAGGCGCATCTAAAGGTGGAGGACAAACAAGTAGCGCGAGCGGTGGCTCTAGTTCTGGAGCAACTCCACAGCAACCAGATTTTCAACCAGAAACATCCTCGCTTGAATTTACAGATACAACTGATACTGGGCAAACAACATTTAATTTAACTGTGCCAGATGGTGACGAAATCGGGCAAGCATTGGCAAACTGGATAAACAAAGCACAAACTGAAGGGCGCACCTAATGACAATTATAAATAATGCGGCGGTTAGCGGTGCGTTGAATGGGATGTCAATTTCTACATCAAATGTATTGATTGACAGAACGCCAACAATAGTATCCCCCGGCGTTGGTGAAATACCATTAAACATATCCAGCCCCGATCACTCTTTAAATTATACCAGCGGCACTCAAAACTCTTATTTTTCGGTTAGTTATGGATTAACTCAAAACATAACATATGTCGGCATATCTGGGCAGAATTCAGCAGGTAATCTTGGCTCAACTGTTCAGCTTTACGATGGCTCAACATTAGTGCAGTCAGCAACAATAACAAGAAATCACAACATAATGTTCACATTTGCATTAAGGTCGTTTACTGATTTAATAGTCAAGTTTCAAACATCACAAAACACGCAACAAGTGACAGTTAGTTTTATTGCAGCAGGAACACATTTAGATATTGCAACTGGCGAACAAGCTGGATATTCCAGAAGTTGGCTTTTAAGGCACACACAAGAAAAAACAACAACAAATTTATTAGCCGCGCCGATTAGCTCAATACAAAAAAATAAACCTTTGATGGGTAATTTGTCATTGCCAAATGAGACAGCATCATTCACTGAAGGCTTATGGCAGACATTTATGGACTTCAGTTATCAGCAGCCGTTTTTTATCAAAGAAGTTGCAAGCAAACCACAATCATCTTACATATGTTTTAATGCAAAACACAATATAAAAGCGCACCCGCAAACTAGAAGCTTGGATTCTATAAACCTAAAATTTACCGCTTATAACGGGATTTAATAATGTCAACATTTGAAGAAAGCAGAAGCATTTTAAATCAAACGCATTTTGAAATACTTGAATTTGACTTGCCAGTCATAAACGGCACTTGCACCATAGGCAGTTCAGATGGTTTTGGGACACCATTGACATGTGATCAACCTTGGGTGAATGAATACAAAACTTATAAATTCACAAACGCAGACGCGCCAATATTGCCAGCTAGCAACATTTACAGATGTGTTAACAGCATAAACGAAAATACCACACAGATAAAACCTGGCAATGGTTTATCAGCAAGAGGATCGCTATCAATAACATTTACTGATTTTATAGCTGATCCAAATGATGGCGCTCAGGGAGTGACTGAGCAAGTTAAAAAGCAAGGCACTTTTTTTGGTAAAATGAACGCCAGACAAATAATGACAAACAAAAATGTTAGGTTAAAACTTTACAGATTGGAAGCTGATGGCAGCATTGATTTGGTTAACGGGGCGGAAACGCATTATTATATAATTGAGTCTTTTAAATCAAACGACAACGGCACGTGGTCGCTACAATGCAAGGATGTCTTGTCATTAGCTAACTTAGACGAGAAGACGTGGCCACCAACCTCTGAGGGCTTTCTTCGTCAAGATATTGACGATTCAGTGATAGCCATTCCTGTTGATCCACAAACAGATTACAGCGCAGCGTTTGCGGTTAGAATTGGCGATGAGTTTATGCGGGTTATTACTGTTGATAATAACCTAGGCTCTAACACTGTGTTGAATGTTGCAGCCAGAGGATCATCAATTACAGCACCCGTTTCAGGTGTTAGATTAACTACCACAAACGCAGACAGTCACAGCGGTGGTGATGAAGTTTTTATTTGTGATTTGTCAGATGATGAAACCATTGATTCGTTGTTAACGCGCATATTAGTTGCGTCTGATTTTGATCCTTTATTGATACCTTCAGCAGCTTGGGCAGCAGAAGTGCTAGAGTGGCACGCATTAGATAAAATCAATACTTTGCACAGTGAATCAAAAAGCGTTAATGAAAAACTTGGATCGATATTGACAGGTTTTTTAATGGATATGTGGTTCGATCAAATAGATAACAAAGCCAAGTTATCAGCTATCAGCGTTTGGAAAGAATCAACCGCAGCATTGATCGAAGGTAAGGAAATTGATGCTTATACTTTAAAAGATCAAGCGGTTGACTCGATCAGAGCCAGCAGAGCCTTGGTGGTTTATGACAAAAGTAATTTAGCAGATAATGATGATGTATCCAGTTTTGCTAAGGCATCACAAAACACAGATAATGAAGTGATCAGCGAGGCACTATACAAAGAACACAAGGATAAATTGTTTGATAATAACGTGTTGATTGGCTCAAATGCTGCCAACCTTTTGACACAAAGGTATGTGGCACGATTTAAGTTCACGCCATTTAATTACAAGTGGACTACACAAGAACGCTTTTTGACATTTAAAACAGGCGATGTAATAGATGTAAACGCTGATTCTATACAGTCTGCCAGCGGTTTACCCTCGACACAATTACGCGCACAGATTACAAAGATAATGCCAAAGTACACAAAATTTGGACGCGTTTATGATTGTACTGCTATGAGCTATGAAGCGGCATTTAGCAATAATTCTGAGAGTGTTATAGATAACCCAATCGGCAACGGATACAGTTTATACGGGTCTATTGGTGCGCCTTCCACACCATTCACACACACGTTTATTTTCAAAGGTTCATACTCATATGGTGACGTAGCTATTAGAGCAGGCGATGTACCACCAGCAATAATAGCAGGATCAAAAATAATAATAATATTAGTCAACGGTTTTGACGGTCAGGCATCAGGCGGCACTGGCGGAAACAATGAAAGAAACGGCAAAGGCGGCGGTATTGTTTATGATGCGCAAGGCGTTGATACTGATATTTATTTCAGCGGTGACACTTCAGCAATTAGCGCAGCTTACCCAGTAGCAGACGGTTACATCAGAGCGCCCGGCGGTGGTGGTGGCGGTGGCTCAGATTATGAAGTGTTAGACCAACATTTTAACGGCGGCGGCGGTGGCGGCGGTGCAGGTAGATTGCCGGGTGTTGGCGGTGAGTCAACAAGCGATCTGCCACTTGATATAGATTCTCAAAACGGTTTTAATGGCGACATAGCTGGATCTGGTGGAGCAGGCGGAATAGGTTTTAGCGGTGCGACAGATGGCGGCGCTGGAGGAAATTGGGGTCAAGCTGGCACAGC